CCCTCCCCCGTGTTTGCGTGGTAGACCGAGAACCTTACCTTATCGTAAAGGAAAGTGTAAGTAGGGGGAATGTTCTTCATGCCCCATCCCCTGATTAGGGGGTCGCGTCTAAGCTGAACGTATAGGTCACGTTAAGGGTATCGCTAGAAACCACAGTCCTGCTGCCTCCAGTAAAGTTGGAAGCAGAGAACAAAGTAACAGTTGGGTATGTTGATCCAGTTGCTGCATCGCACAAGAATGCGCCTAGAACCGTACCGCCAGCATTGATTGAAAACGATGCGGGTGATGCGCTGTTAGTTGCAACAGAAGGGTCTGCAGCAGTTGCAGCGGCAAACGAACAGGCTTTCCGGTTTCCGCTGTAACTCGTAAACTCAGTCCAAGTGTGAGTTGCAATCGTGTCGGTTGCTGCGTAGGTTCCAGTGCCGCTAGTTAAACCAATATACCAAGAAGTGATTTTGGTTGCACTATTGGTTAGGCTGTTACCCACCATGTACTGGATTCCATAGTTCATAACCAAATTAGGGTTGTCTTCTTCCCATTTAAGGTCACCGTTCTCGTCGTAGCAAAGAACGTGGAAGCGACCAGATGCGAGCATTTTTTCCATGATTTAAACCTAATTAGAAGACCGAATTAACGCATCTGATGCGTTGTTGGTTGGGAGCGTAATAGTAAAAGTATTATTGGAAACTGTTTTATCAGCCCCAAAATCTAATATTGCAATTGATCGGTTAGCTTTACTTGAGTTATAAATTAGAGCCGCACGGGCGGTAAACGAAGCAGAAGTCCAACTGGGATTAGTAAAACTGACGTACGCCGTATATCCAGAAGAATTAACCGTCACCCCGACAATTGTCGCGCCCCCAGCAGTGTACCCCGCACCCGTAATTTCATTCGATGTAGAGTACGCCGTCGTGGATTCATTTAGCGTAGCATCGCCCGTATACAGCGCGATCTTTAAAGTATCAGTCGTCAGGTTATGAATTGCCTGATACAGTTCTTTTTTAAAGCTAGTTGTCTGGGTTTGGATAATAGGCATTAAATCACCTGCACGCGGGTCTGACCGCTGCGGTACGTATCTTGACGATCTTTACCATCGCCCAGTTGTTTGAGCAAGACTAAGGAGTTGTCGTACATACCCTTGTACAACGCGACCAAATCTGGCTCGCCCTTCATAAACCGGATAGCTTCAACCAACGCGCCATTAAGCAATGCGGAGTCGAAATTATCACCCAACCATGTGGTTCCGGTCGTTACGATTGAATCTGGGTAATAGTAATAGTGCAGCTCGACGTTATAGATGGCGTCGGGGGTCGGTCCAAGAATGAACGACAACTCCGTCACAAGGTCGGAGCGAGGGCCAAAAATAGCGTAGTGAGCAGGGGTGCCGGTGTCGGTGGGGTTGGGGTACGCTTCACGAATAAAGTTAACATCTTTATTAAGAAGAAATGTGTAAGACCCACCCGTGGGGAAAACCGCCATGGAGTACACCGACAAGAAGTCAATTGGACAGGACAGATACGGATTTGATGTCGTAGTGACACCGGTCACGTTCTTACGCAGGTTGGGCAATTGGACCGTGTTATAGATCTTCTGCTCAGCCTGCTTGATGAACATGTTCATATCTGCTGTCTCGAAGGTATTCTCCGTGATGTCAGATATGTACGTGACCAGTTCCGTGTAGTTCATGCCATTGGACCCCGAGCCATCACACCTTTAGTAGCCGCGCCAGTCCCACGGATCTTAATTCCCGTAGTTTTAGCTTTAGCTACTGGGTCTTTATCAATAAACCCAATCCCAATGTCCAACGATTGCAGATTATCAAGGCGAGAGGGTTTACCCGGATCTTCGCTGGCGGACACGGTTTTGCCCGACATGGTGTGGGGTTTAGCGTAGACGCTGGCGGGGCCAACCTCTTTTCCATCGCGCTTCATACTAAATTTAGCCATTATCGCCCCCGTGAACCAGAGCGTTGATTCATAGCGCGGGACAGATTTTTCCCGTACTTCATACGGTCATCCGTAGTAGGGCCACCAGCTTTCATACCTTTAGCGCCCTTGTGCATCCGCTTCTCGTGGGCACGGACTTCGGTGTCCGCAATATCTTTGACTTCCTTCCTGTCCATCACGGACTCCTATGATGTCGTAACCGTTACTGTACCAACGTATGTTGTCGCAACCAAGTAATTAGGTGTTAAAGGATCGACAAACCCTCTAGACCCACCAACCGGATTCCAACCCCACTGAAAAATTCTACTACCTTCTGATGGATAGCCAGCATTATTTATACCGGACTGATAATAGCTAAGATCTCTACGTGGTTCCCGAAGTGCCTGAGGGTCAGAAACCGGATACATGCCGAGCTGTAACTGCGGCTGATCTGGGGTCCAACACTGAGGGCAGACCTTAATGTTTACCAGCTTAGTCTTGACTACTAACTTTTTGAGATCCTTTAATTTATAACGGAATCCGCACAGGTCGCACTCCGCAATGGCTCTCTTGCCAGAGGCAAACCTATTACCCATTAGCTGCTACCGATAAAATACTGCCGTGGTACAAACCGATCCGCTGCTTTTTCCCTGTCCTCAGCAGCCGCCATCTGGAACTGATATTCGTACTCAGTCTTGAGCATATCAAGACGTTGCGCCCCTTCAGGAATCTTCATGGCTACATAGTAAGCCAGCCCTGCGGTAAGGCAGGGAAGGAACCGGAAGTTCACATCAGCCGTGTTAACACCCGTATTAATATTGTCGATCCGACTCAGCCGCCAGTAGACAAAAATATAATAGGGGTCGAGGGCTGTACCTTGATCTGGCACAGGCCAGACAGTAATCGTTGGCGTAGCTTGTTTGCGATCAATCCAGACTTGGATAGGTCGAGCTTGGCTAAGTTTGTTTGGGATAGTAGCGTACGTCGATACGCTGATCCGAGTGATGGTCAAGTCCGCCTGAGTGGAAGTATTTCCTGATCCAGTACGGATCACATGCTCCATCAGGTCTACCGTGTCTGACGGTAGGTTATATGTCGCGGTTCCCTTAACAAGGTTGATAGTCCCTTGTTCAATGGTCCACATATTAATACCACGATTGGCCCACTCGGCCATCATGATGTTAGCGCTGCGCCTAGCTGTCCGAAGATCGTAACCGGAGCGCATCTCACGACCTGCACGTTCAAACGCCTCTTCAGCGAGTTCCGTGAAGTTCATGTCAAAGTTAGCAATGCCGGATACTGCCATTATCTAAACCTAGCGGTTTTCTTTGCGATTGATTTGGGCTGGGCTACAAACTGCTTGCCCGCTGCCTTACCTGCACGTTTAGCACGGGTTGTTGCGGCGTACTCGGACGGACTAAGACTTTTAATTGCGTCTCCCGGCAAGTACCGTTCTCCGGTCTTACTTGACGGCTTGCCACTCTTGGTGCGCCACTTCTGGTCGCCCCAGTCTTTAAGAGACTGCTGCGGAGGTTTCAATCTCTATACCCCCCACCAGCAGCCTTGTACTTCTTGGCAACAAGTTGAGCTTTACGGGCTGACCATTGACCTGCACCCGTGCCTTGAGTCGCGGCGGCTTTTACTTGAGACACAATCCGTTTACGCAAACCGGGCTTAGTGTAATTGCCAGCTTCATTTACATGACCGCCTTCAGCATACATGGCAACCTCGTCCGGGTTATCTTTACGTTTGATAACCTTTTTCCTTGGCATTTTGGATGGGCTGATAGCGCCCATCCCGCGACTGGACATCATCTTAGCACTTCCCGCCGCCAGCCATCTTGACGTACTTAACCTTAGTGCGGCCACGCTGAGCACAGCCGTCAATCGAGCCACCTTTAGAGTAGCCTTTCATTTCCGCTTTCTCGTGTTTCATCATGGAAGCAGGAGCGCCCTTCTTTTTCATGAAGGCCATCTCTTTGCCAATCATTGCTTTGGACTCAGCCATTTCACCACCACCTTTAAATTTGCGACCTTTATCAGCCGCTGCAAAGTCCTTGCCCACGGACTGGGGTACGCCAACTTTCTTGGCAAAACTGGGGCTATGGGCGATAGCCTCCATAAAATTATGCTGTTTTTTGCTAGTGCTAGGCATTACACCATCCT